CATTTGTAAAGTTTTCAGATCCAAAGTATGTTTGAACTTCAGCAGTTGTAGATCCAATCGAGGTATTTGACTCTTGAAGAATGTAACCAGTTTTTGGTGGTCTTGCGACTGCAACTCCAGTAGCTGAGGGAATCACATATCTTAAACGATAAGTAGTATCATCCTGTTTTCTTTCATCAGATTTTCTCCTTATATAAGCTCTAGGAGAAGCGTTTCCTAATCCTGCTGTTCCTTGATCTACAAAATATGTGTATATTCTATCTTTTGCATCTGACTTTGCTGTTCCAACATTATGAGTATCAATACCAACGTTAATAAACCATTGGTTTTTAACTGTATCATCAAACTGAATGGGATGGCCAATATCACCAGAGTTTTTATCAGACACTCTACTTACAATTTTTAATCTACCACCAAGATTGTTAATTGTTAATGCTGATGTGTTTTCAGCGTCAGATAAAGTTTTAGCGACCTTTAATCCAATATTAGTAGATATACCACTTGTGATAGCAAAATATACCTGATTTGATTCTATTCCATCAGGTAATGATCCGTCTTCACTTATAATTCTGATAGATTCTCCATTTAAAAAAGTATGTGCTTCTGTTAATTCTATTTGATTACTTGTAATACTATTAATACCTGCAGCACTTCTATTAACATTAAATGACTTCTCACCACTTGATTGTGAATTAGGCATCACAATTCTAGAGCTAAACTCTGATGTAACCCCTGCAGATATAGGAAGTAATACATTTAATCTATCGGATGAACCTGCACCAATCCTATATCCATCTAAAACGTTTTCAGGTTTTACAGATGGGTTAGTCTGATCTTTTAGATATAAACGTTCAGAAGTTGTTCCAACACCCACAGTTGTAGCAATATCTAAAGTTTGAAATTCAATAGTTTTATCTGCGGTAGAAAATTCTTTTGGTGGTATTATATGTGTAATATAACCTATGTCATCTTGTGAGAATGCATTTTTCTTGAATCCTTCTGCAACTAATGCCTTTGCTCCAAAGTTTGAGTTGGAGTTAGTGATTGACATTTCACTACCAGTTCCTGATAGGAAGTGTTCTGCATAACCAATCGCAAATACAGATGCAGCTTGAATAGTTGCACCATTAATTGCTTTAATGTGTGAACCTGAATATGATGGTTTATATACTGCTCTTGAATCTGTGTTTAAATTCTCATTTCCAGATACTGTGCCATCATCATACAAACCAGTGGTTGCATTATATTTTAAAAATGCGTTGTTATCTTTCTGTAAACCTATTCCAGTGAATTGAGCGACCATCATGGAGGCAAATCCAGATGCTTTATTACCATCCGCAAGCAAACCATTCATTCCAAATACAGAACGAAGTGAAATATTAAAGATGTAAGGGGATGCAGAGGTTACTGTATCAATTGTAAGTGCGACTGTAGATCCAGACACTGATGGAAGTGCATTGGAAGGTGAATTCTGAACATTATATTTAAATACTGTATCACTTACTTTATCAGTCACCACATGTTGACCATCATATCCAGTTGCAGAAATACCATCAATTACAATTGCAGTGTCTACATCAACACCTGAAAGTGCAGAGGTTGTTGTTACTGTGATTAGATTTGATGATGTCTCTCCATCACCAGCCTTAATACTGGTAATACCTACTGATCCAGACTTAGGCCCTGTAATACGGAATTCATCGATTTTAGGTTGAATATCTAATCCTGTAGATGGATAGTCTGGTTCAATTTGACGACCTGATGTAACTCCATAGACTAAACCGACCTTTTCATAATACATATCAAGATCAGTTCTTGTGTTAGAACCGTAAACTTGATAAGTATCGTTAATTCTTACCTTATTAACACCATCAGCATATTCAAATGCAGTCAATTTATGATGTGAAAAGTTTGGTTTATATGTATTTTCAGTATAGTCAAGATACACAATACCGTTAGGATCTGCATCAAATATGGAAAATTGCCAAAAATAACTAGCACCAGTTACACGAAATATAGCAGAATTTTCAACTGTGTCATTTAATGGATTTGGAACGAATTTTGGTCTTATCTTTGTTTTTCTTAAATCTAAACCAACAAGTGAAGTTCCACGAGGTATGATCACACCACCATGAACACTATTCATCTTGTATAGAACATTATTTGTATTTGCTAGATCATAGTTGGTTGTTAAATCCCACGCACCAAAATCTGAGGTAGTAGAGCCAAATCTAGTTCTAAAGTTACCTGATCCATCAGGAATATAACCAGGCCTATTATCAATGATATGATCACCAGGATATAATAATATTGTTGTCTGTGCAAATCTATCGTTATTTAATCCTGACTGATATGAAAATCTTGCTGATTCTATTAAAGCTCTTTGAATTGTCTTAAAAGGGCGAGTTAGAGAGTTACCCTTATTTTCGACACTATCAGTCGCATCCAAATCATTCGGGCTAACATATAAAATGTTCCCTCTAACATTCTTTAAAAAATTCTCTAATCTGGAAAGACCCATTTTATTTTTATACTATTTGATTATTTATGCAGCGAATACGACACTCATATACCCATACGAGTGCCCGCTATTACTTACAAGGTATTTATAAAAAATCTAATGGAGCAAAAAAAATGGCGGGATTTTTTTCCCGCCTTTTTGGAAGCTAAAGCTGATTTTGGTGGCCGTCAAAGAGGATTGACGTATGATAACACCTCATCTCCACGGTTTCACAGTCTACTGTTTTCTCATCACCCTCACTAGAATACATATAAATTTTACGCTTGAGTGGATCAACAACACAACGTGTCAAATACGCATCATTCATTGGTGGTTCTCATATATGAATCAATTATACCGTAACCACCTCAAATAGTCAAGTTTGTAAAAATTTCTTACATATTCTTCATCTTCAACGGTTTTTTCATGTTTTTGATAGTCAGAATCCATGTAATCTAGAGTGAGTCTTTGCCCTAATTCATTGTATATGTAATTTGAGTTCGATTTTCTCACATTAAACTTCATTTTTAGTATGGAACCCAACCAATCAGAAAAATCATCACCAAATCCATCCTCAAAATGCCAAATATGAGTCTTATCTGAAACGTAATCAACTTGAGGTCTAAACCACCCCTTTGGATGACATTTATAAGATTTTAAAGATATGTATCTCTCCAAAGGATCTCTTACAATAGAAATATGAGGGATGTTTTCCACATCTAAATGTTTTTCATATAATTCTCTATGTAAATGCGTAGTTTCTACACCATCAATTGTTTTC